AGTTCATTGAAAGATGATAAAGGTCAGGAACGGGTTATAGATGATACTAGAAGGGCAGTAAATAAGCAATTGGATAAAAAAGAAATGGAAATCTTAAAAGTTCAGTTAGATGACCCTTCCATTACAGGTCGTAAGAGAGATAATCGACAAAAAGAATTAGATAGATTAGAAAAACTCTATGCTAACGATTAAATACGGAGAGAATGAGTGAGAACGCAATTATTATGTAGCTTTACCGATGAGAATTCATTTGAGGGGTTATTAGAAACTATATTTAAAAAGCATGAAATATTCAGTAGAAAGATATTCATATTAAAGTTAGACCCTTCCAAAGAATTGGTGATAAGTTATAATATAATACCAAATGCAGATTCAGAGTTTTTACCAAGTACTATAATGGTACACCGTAAGCAGGAAAGTAACACGCTATACACTATTAATTCATTAAACAGTTTGATATTAGACTTAAACAATGGTAAAGTAGATAACGAATACCAAGTAGATTGGCAGAATTACAAAAATTCTATGATACTTACAGATGATAGTGGGTATAAGATAATGAAGACACATCTTTTCAGAATAATAAACGTTAATTAAATAATTTTAATATTTATATACAAAGTTAAAACAAAATGGCTATAAGTAAAGCAGAATGGCACAAATGTATATATTGTAAAAAGCCAATTCCACCAGGATTGCAACTCAGAAAAATATGTTTAAACTGTTTAGGTAATAAAAAGCACAAAGGATAACGATATGGCAAACATAAACGAAAACAGAAAATTAATGGTTGAGAACATGAAACGTGTAAGAGCTCAACTAAGTGAATCAGCGATAAAGAGTTCTGATATTAAAGTGATTGAAAAGGCCATTGCAAAAGTTCTTAAACAACCAATCAATTCAGACTTAAATATGGCAGGCGCATATGAGTTCTATATAACAGATGGTGAGTATATGGCATTTATTGGCGATGGTGAAGATTTTGGTTCAGACAAAAAGTACGCATATTCAATAGGTTCACCAGAAGACCAGGTATGGGATGCGGAATCTGATGATTTCAAAACAGCAGTTAAGGAATTGGTTAAAGCCGTTTCTAAATACAAAAAGAAAATGTTGGAAAAGCAAAATTAATAAATTAAAAAAAACAACAAAACATTAGGAATATCCAAATTAATGTTGTATATTTACAAAGTAATGATTGAGGGATGTATTCCCCAATCGTTGCTGATGTATTACTTATTGGTTATTTAGAATCAGCGTAACGTTCGCTCTTAGTAAAATAAATAACCGGTGGTTTTAAATCCACTATAAAAAATTAAGACCAGGTCAACGTATGGGTTTAAATTAACGTTGAAAAATAATAAATGAAATATAATTAGGAAATTAGAAATAGTTTTCGTATATTTGTTTAAATAATAATAATTAATAACTAAAAACATAGTAAATTATGGCAATTGATTTAGATGCAATTCGAAACAGACTAGACAGTCTACAAACAAAGGTAACAAAAACAGATAACCTTTGGAAGCCGAAGCCCGGCAAACAGCAAGTAAGAATAGTACCTTACATCCACAACGAATCCAATCCGTTTATTGAACTTTTCTTCCATTATGGTTTTGGTGGTAAGAATATTCTTTCACCCCAAACACATGGTGAAGCAGACCCATTAGTAGAGTTCGCTCAACAACTAAAGGCGACTGGTGATAGAAACGATTGGAATTTATCAAAAGATTTAACACCTAAGATGAGAACTTATGTTCCCGTTGTAGTTCGTGGTGAAGAATCAGAAGGAGTTAAGTTTTGGGGATTCGGTAAAACCGTATATCAAGAACTACTTGCTTTCTTTGCAGACCCAGACTATGGTGATTTAACAGACCCAATTAGTGGTAGAGATATCACAGTTGAGTTTAAGACAGCAAAGGAATTAGGTAAGAACTATCCTGAAACTTATATCAGAGTTAAACCAAATCAAACACCTATCTCAGAAGATAAGAATGTTTTGGCAATGTTGAAAGACCAAATTGAGTTACCTTCAATGTTCAAAAAATATGATTATGATGAAATGAAAGGTTTGTTGGAAACTTGGATGGAAACTGGGAAAGTTGGTGAAGATGCTGAATCTGAAACTCAACCTACTCAAACACAATCACCATTTAAAGGTGATACCCCACAAACATCAGCACCACAAGCATCAGCAGCTTCTTCGAAGACAGCAGATGTAAAGGATGCATTTGATGATTTATTTAATAACTAAAATTAGGATATGGCAACGAAACGTGATGAATTATCTTCACTTCTCGCCACTAATCTTAATAAAAAGTTCAAAGGACAGGCACAAGCTGCATATTTCTTAGATGGCTCAGAACAGACACCCACCGATTTAACGGAGTGGGTGTCTACTGGGGATGATATGCTAGATTTAGCAATATCGAATCGACCGAATGGTGGGTTTCCTGTTGGACGAATAGTTGAGGTTACGGGTTTAGAAGCGAGTGGAAAATCTCTATTATCTGCACATACATTAGCAAACTGCCAGAAAAAGGGTGGGTTAGCAGTATACATAGATACAGAGAACGCTATCAATCAAGAGTTTTTAGAAGCATTAGGTGTTGATACCGCAAAGTTACTTTATGTACCTTTGGAAACGGTAGAAGATATCTTTGATGCAATGGATTCGATTATTGAATCAGTAAGAAAATCTGATAAGAAACGATTAGTAACAATTGTAGTTGATTCAGTAGCAGCAGCTACCACTAAGGTAGAACTTGCTGCAGATTATGACCAAGCGGGTTACGCAACCCAAAAGGCTATAATCATTTCAAAAGCAATGAGAAAGATTACAAATCTTATCGGAAGAGAGAGAATCTTAGTGGTATTTACAAATCAGTTGAGAGTTAGAATGGGGGTATCATTTGGTGACCCATATACAACATCAGGTGGTAAAGCATTAGGATTTCACGCATCTTGTAGATTGAGAATGAAACAGATGGGTAAACTTAACGCTAAAATTGGTGGGGTTGAACAGGCAGTCGGTATTAAGACAAGAGTTCAGGTTATTAAAAACCGAATGGGCCCACCATTACGTTCAATAGATTTTGAAATCTATTTTGATAGAGGTATTGATAGATATGCTTCATGGCTTAACACTATGAAAACATATAAGTTACTAGAACAAGGTGGTGCATGGTACACATGGACTTCCAAAGAGACTGGTGAGATTATCAAATTTCAAGCAAAAGATTTTCAAGGTAAATTGGAAGAGAAACCAGAGATAAAAGAGGAAATGTATAAACAAATTTGTGATGCATATATTTTAGGATACAAAGAAGCATCCGAAAACGCAAACACAGATACAACGCAATTAGATGATACACACGAAATATAAAGAAATGGTTGACAATCTATCTAAAACATCACATGGTGATGTTAATGATAAAGTAATGATTGTTGATGGTCTTAATATGTTTATCAGATGCTTTGGAGCAGTTCCAACTTTAAATGACGATGGGAATCACGTCGGTGGGGTAACAGGTTTTCTGTTATCCCTCGGCGCTCTTATCCGAAACAATAAACCTACTAGAGTTTTTATGGTATTTGATGGAAAGGGTGGTTCTACTCGTAGAAAGAAAATGTATAAAGGTTATAAGGAAGGTAGAACTGGGATGACTAAGGTAAACAGATTAGCTGGATACGAAGATTTAGAAGACCAGAGAGAATCTATGAAGAATCAATTCAATACGTTGATGAGATACTTAGATTTACTACCCATTGATGTATGTTTCGTAGATTACGTTGAGGCTGATGATATTATGGCATATGCTGCAAAGCATGTATTCAAAAAAGAAGTTATGATAATCTCATCCGATAAAGATTTCTTACAATTAGTTGATGACAGAATATCTGTATATCAGCCAACTAAAAAGAAATGGATGTACAAAGATGATGTGCAAGAGTTATATGGAGTTCCATCAAAGAACTTAGTCTATTTCAGAATCTTCGATGGTGATAAATCAGATAATATTCCAGGTGTTAAGGGTGTAGGCCCTAAAACAATTTTAAATAAGTTACCATTCCTTCAAGAAGATAATATGAGTATGGATAAATTGTTTGAAAATGTAGAGAATCTTGATGATGAGAAGCTAAAAGCAAAGATAATGGATAGTAAAGATGTATTAACATTGAACTACGATTTAATGCAGTTAAAAGAACCAGATATGTTGAGTGCAGCAATAACCTCAACAGTCCGTAGTATGATAGAATCACCAATTGAAGGATTAAACTCATTTCAGTTCAAAAAAGATTTTATGGTTGATAAACTATACACTGCTTTTAAGAATATAGAGGTGTGGTTATCAAACACTTGGACAGAATTAGACACATATTCAAAACAAACTAGAAAATAGTTTGTTAGTTTAAAATAAAAGTTGTATATTTACACTCTATGGATAAATTTGGAAATAAATTTGGGACTAGCTTTCAAATAAAGATAATCTCAGCGCTATTATCTGATAGAATATTCCTACAAACGGTATATGATATCTTGAAGCCTGAAGCGTTTGATTCGGAGGCTAATGAGTGGTTAGTAAAGATAATACTAAAGCATTTTGATGAATTCTCTAAATTACCCACATTAGATGTATTTAAAGTTGAAATAGATAAGGTACAGAGGGATGTACTAAAACAATCGGTTTTAGATAACTTAAAGCAAGTTTGGAATCAAATAGAATCTGATGATTTAGAGTATGTTAAGGAACAAACGTTGGAGTTTTGTAAAAACCAAAACTTTAAGGGTGCTATCTTAGAATCTGTTCAATTACTTGAAGAAGGTAAGTTTGATGTTATCAAAGAAAAGATTGATAACGCTATGAAATCAGGTCAAGATACTGATATCGGACATGAATACAAATTAGATGTTAAAGCACGATACGAATCAAACATTAGAAATGTTATTCCGACTGGATGGGATGTAATCGATGAATTAGTAGATGGTGGTTTTGGTAAAGGTGAACTTATACTATTTGCAGCACCTCCGGGTATTGGTAAATCTTGGGCATTAATTAATGTTGGGATGGCAGCTGTAAAAGCTGGTAAAACTGTGGTTCATTATACATTAGAGTTAAACGAAGGTTATGTAGGTCAGAGATATGATGCTATACTAACAGGTACAGCAGTACCTAACCTAAAATATAACATCGAAGAAGTAGAACGACAGGTTTCTAATTTATCAGGCGAATTGATAGTTAAGTATTGGCCAACTAAATCTGCTGGATTGAACGCAATAAGAGCGAGTCTTGATAAATTAACATTGCAGGGTAAGAAGCCTGATGTGATAATTTGTGATTACGCAGATTTATTAATGGGTAATAGTAGAAAAGAACGACACGAAGAGTTAGAAGAGTTAGTAGAAGGATTACGAGGTATTGCTGGTGAATATGAATGCCCGTTATATACAGCATCACAAATTAATCGAAGTGGGGCAGATGCAGATGTTAT